TCGTAATTGTAGTTATCAAGTGTTAAGCCTAACGATTCAGCCTGAGAATAAAAACTATTAACATTAGCAGTGTTTAAATCAGCTATATTTTTTACATAATTAGCGATTCTTTCATACACTACACCACCGTACGTATCATCATTCGTAGCACTGGTACCGGCAACTGCAGCTAAGTAGTTATCAAACAGTACTGTATTTTGATTAATTGACGGTTGTAAAGCATAGGATTTTAATTGTGCACTAAAATCAAAATTGCCATTAATCTTACGAGCAAAATATGTATTATCGAAGTCTACTACGTAGAACACCGGGCTTACACCTGCTATACCATAACCACCTACCGAATTAGGTTGATTGGTAATATAGCGAAGTGTAGCAGCTGATGCACAAGGTATAAGTGTTGGGTTATAGCCTGCAGACACACTCGGTGTAAGATCTGTAGTATATGCAAAGCCACTATAACTCGGGGTAGTTAAATTGTATACGTTTAATGTAGCAGCCCCTACTGTATAAGGTGTAAAAGTACCAAGATAATAACCACCTGCATCTCTACCATTAAGATCAAATCTTGTTATCGTGTATTGTAAAGAGTTACCTGTTAAACCTGTTGTACTTAAATTAAATGATGCACTACTTGCAGAAGTATAATTGGTAGAAGATAATGAAACCTGGAACGAATTACCCACATTAGTAGTACCTGCATTAAGTGGGTAGTTAAACAGAGAAACATTCGATAAAAATGCTGCGGTACCAACAGCAGACGGACTCTTTATCATTGTTACAAATTGACTTTCAACACCTGGCCAATATGTAGTGTTTAATGGTATAGTACCGTTTAATGTTACATTTACGTGATCAGGTAAGAAGCGCTGTACATAATAATATGATGATAACGCAACTAAAGAATTTGAATACGAAGGTACATCAATGTAATCTGGTCCAGGTAAATTAGGTACGTATGTAGTATCTAATGTAACCCATATAGTAGTTGGGTTAACAGATTGATAAGGTACAATTACACCACTAACGGGTGTGGATGAAACCTTTACAGAAGGTATATCGTCTATATAGTAAAAATTACCAGAACCTGAAAGACCTACTAATGTACCGTTAGGATTATAATTACCATTAGCATCAATTATAATAGGTGTACTACTAATTGGTTGGTAATTAGTAATAATGGTACCTTCATCTAAAGGATTAGCAGAAACTGTAGTAAACCGCCAAGCCGGGCGCAAATCTGATGTCTGCGTTTGTTCAATTTCCGTATAAGGTTGAGATAAAGAGCCTTGAGAGTATAAACGAAAGTTTAATGCGCTGTTATTGAGTATACTTGTATAGTAATTGAATGTAAGTGGTACAGGACCTGAAGTAGGAGTACCAGACTTACATCCTTGATAACCAAAGAAGCAAGCACCAGCAGACAACTGCCCTACCATGATACTGTTCCAATTAGTATAATCCCAGGCTAACGTATCTTTAACGAAACTAACCGCTGTAACTAATACAGAAAATGTTGATGGTGGTATGTTAGTAGCATTATTGAATAGTGCTACTTTTACTTCATAAATACCTGGCCAATTATAAATGTGAGTAGGAGAATAATCTGTACTATATGTACCATCACCAAACCACCACATTAAACTATAGGTTGATGTTACTGCTGCAGGCGTGATACCAGCAGAAGCAGGAAACGTGAGTGAATAACTGAAAGGAGTAGCTAAAGTAAAGCCACTAAGTGAACTGTTTGATCCACTAACCGTAATACCTTGAAGAACACTTAGCGGGGTAGCCATATTAGAAGTTTACTATTGATGCGTTTTGAGATACTTCTTGTTGTACTACAACACGGGAGAGTAGCTCAGTAATATCATTTAAATATACTGTTTGGAATGGCTGTACAGTGAATGTTTTTGAGGTTGATGTAATATCGTTGTTTGGATAAGATGGGTTATATACAATTAATGACACACCATTAACTGTTTCTGTACCGTTTATTGTTTGTACTGATTGTACATCAGTTAGAGCTAATATACTACCGGTAATATCTGAAACATTAATTGTACATCCTAAAGTTAAACTGGAAGGATTGAAATAAGATTCAAATATAGATTGTATATTGCTTTGTATTACGCTTACCGGTGTTTTAGCACCACGTTTCAACGTAATCACTAATTGAGAGTTGGCTATGTCGCTTGCTGTTACAGTAGTACTAACACCTGTACCTGTTGTTACTGCCAAGTACACTGGGTCCATTACAATAACTTCAGATGTTAAACTCTTTTTATCAGTAATAGTAGAAATGATTAATTGTTTTTGAGCTGGTGTAAGATAGTTTATATAATTGTTAGTTAAAAGCTTTGTAGCTTTAGGTAAAACATATACATATACATTATTAAAGTTACAAGCATCAGCAAAAGCCATTTGATTGTAAAGCACTCTATAATCAACTCCTGGGTTAGTTAGACCAATATTATAAAGATACTGTAAATGTCCATTTACATAGTCATTGTTGCTTAATACTGCTACATCGTTTATAATGTTTGCAAAATTAGCTTTAATATATGACTCATAGTCTGCAGAAGTTACTACCCTGTACTGAGACTTGTATGAAGCTGGAGCATTAGAGCGAATACTATCTACTGATTCAATATCTGTAAATGTAGTAGAAATGTTAGTATTAGAGAATTGTAGATTTAGAATGCTTACATCATCTAATAGATTTAAATCACTACTTGTGACTTGAGGCTGTATTTGTGCAAATTGGCCGGTAGTGTATAATGCAGCGCTTTGACCATTAATAGCACCAACACCCACCTCTCCTGTTGTACCTGCTGATTGTAAATAGTATATTGCTACAACATCACCAACATCTAATTGAGCACCGTTAATGTTATCACCGAATTTAAGTTCGTAATTCTTATTACTGTTTAAACGTATTTCGTATGTGGTGTCAGTGGCGTTTTGTAGATAAAGAGATTCAGTCTTTGTCCATTTTGTCCATTCTCCAGTAGAATTGGTTTTCTTTACATATACATCAATATTAAAATGATCTATAATAACATTGGTACCTGGAATTAAATAAACAATTTCATTAGCTTCACCGCGTGCCGTGTAAAGCGGGTACTCTATATAGCTACCCTGATACAACAAGTACTGATTACCTACAGTTGTTAGTTCTTCTGTAACACCAGAAAGCACTCTTGTAAAAGTAATGTCTTCATTGAATGAATACGTTGCATTACCTGCACGGAGTAAAGTATAGCGAGGTATTGTATAGTAGCCTGGAGCTAAATTTGGTCCTGCTGAAACTGAAAATGATAAAGTAGAAGTTTGTGCACCGATTGGAGCGTAGTTTAGAATCTTAACTATACGATTCATGTTTTCGTAAAGCTGAGCTTCACTAAACAAGGATTCGGTTGCTGTTTGATTCTGATAGTATAAAAGAACGTGGAAAGCGTATGCTATAATGTTATTAATAGCCGTAATATTAGAACCTTCGTAGTTCTGGTCTGTAATAATGCCGCTGTTGTTTAAACGACTTGTAATAAAGCTTCTTAATGAAAGAGCATCAAATGCTACGTATTCATTATTTGCTATATTAAGATCTTTATTGTCTGAAGCTGTATTCATCGTTATGTTAGAAGTGTAAACCCGCTTTTGTCTAAAACACCCGGTAAGATGATTTGTTGATTAAGAGCTGGTATCAAAATACTTAATACAATAGTAAAGGTTTGCTCGTCTTTATTGACAGTTATGTTAACATTCTGGACTTGTACTCGTGGTTCAAAATTACTAACGTTATCCATTATATGATTACCTATTAGGTGAGCGGTAGCATTAGTAGCTGGTTCAAACACAAATTGCACCAAATTTAATCCATATTCGGGATTTAATAAGTTTTGACCAGGAATTGTATTAAATAGGTTAGTAAGAGAGTTAGATATTGCATCACCGTCATAATCAACCTGTACATCTCTTACTATAGGGTCGGCAAAATCCAAGTGTACATCCACATAGTTATGCTTTTTAGTAGATACTACCTTCTGTAGACCGTTAAAACTAATAGATGGCATGTAAATTACTTAGGAACAAAGTATAAAAACATAAGTAATAATATACATTTTATGAAGAACAGTAAGTTTATCCCTCTATATGAAACTATAACGGCTCGCTATAAAGAAGGCGCTGGGTTCTTGGAGGGTGATATTATTAAGCTTAAATCCAATTATAAGAGCTTAGACGCTTTTAAAGAACTAAACGAGACAGTAAAAGCACGTATTGAAGATGCAGAAAAAACAGGTTACAATTTGCGTGTGGCTCGTTTACACACACCTAATAACCAATACGGCTCATATGGTTATATTCGCTTACCTGCTACACATGCAGATATTTATCAAGAAAAAGCTCCAGGCTATTTCAGTAACATTACTACTGTTCCATTATCTATTATTGAAGCAATTGACACAGGTGTAAATCTTGCTCCTATTTCACAAAATAATAGACGCGACAATGGAGAGAATCAAAAACCACAAAAGTGGAAATCCAATAAAGACACTCCAGAAACAAAAGAACAAAATCATTTAGGTCATGATGAAAATTGGGTTAAGAATGGTAATTACGAGTTAGCAGAAAAGAATAAAAAACCAGGCGTCGGTGCAAACGACTATGATGATACAAAGCCTTCTACTGGTTATAAGCCACTTCCAAAGAATAAACTAAAGCCAAAAACATTAAAAGAATCAGAACAAGCTTTAGATAGCCTCTATATACACATTTTACGAGAAGACGGTAATGAAGAAGAACGAGTTGAAGAAGATGTTGGTATGATGAGTTCTAATGCAAATATGGGAGAAACAGAAAACAATAAAGAAGATTACGACATTTACGCTTTTGAAAAAATGGCTCTTGCTGGTGCAAAACCAGGTATGTCTGAAGATGAAGTACTTAGCTTAGCATTTACAAATATTGAAAATTGGGCTATGGCGACTCGTAAAGTTGATGCAAGAAAAGCAGAAATTATTGCAGGCAATATACTTTATTATACGAATGATGGCGATGGTGCTTCAGAAGTAGTAACGTATTATGGTCATATGTTTCCAAAAACAGCAACTATTGCTGAAGAAATTTGCCCTATATGTAAAAGAGATGTTTGTCAATGTAATGAAATGGAAATGATGGGTAATGACATGGAAGCCCCGTGCCCTAAGTGTCATACAAACCCATGCACTTGTTTAGAAGAAGTTTACGATGAATCAGATCTAAAGCACCATGTAAAAGATGAATGCTGGAACATGGAAGAAAACAGATTAGTAGATGAGTGCTGGGGTGAAGATGGATCTGTTAAAGAAGAGTGCTGGGCAAGTTCTTCTAATGCAGAACCAGCACCAGCTCAACAATTAACTGGCCAAGAAGCAGGCACCCGTGAAGACGGTCCTATGGAAGAGTCAGAACAAGTAAAACGTGCTTACCTACCAGGTGGTCATCCAAAAGATGGTGTGACTATTAAAGCTCACCCAAACTCTTACCTATCATAATTGACTTAAAGCAATAAGACAGCTAAAGAAATTGATTTCTTGATCCATTACTAAAGCTGATCGATACAGATATTCAGAGACTTGCAGCAATGCAAGTCTTTTTTTATCCTCCTTCATTGAGCTTTTATAAACAGAATTAAACAAATCTTTCATTAACTTTGGGTAATCATTACCAAAGGATTGTTCTGATTCTATAACGAACTTACGTATAGACATTAAATCTTCT